CAAAGATTGTGACTGACACCCAAAAGGAAGTGGACAAGCAAATAGCAGAGCACACCAAAACAATTATTGGTGTGGATCTTACGCCGTTCTATCGAGCTGCTGATATTCAGGATGAGGTAGATCTAAACATTACGGCTAATGTCAGTTTGATTAAGTCCATTCCACAGCAATATGCCGATAAGCTTGAAGTATTAATTACTAATGCTTTGCAGACTGGACAAACAAATGAAGAGTTGGCCAAAGCTATTAAGCAATTAGGGTTATCTACTGATTATCGTGCACGTCTTATTGCTAGTGATCAGATGGGCAAGATTAACGGCCAAATTAACCAAGCTCGACAGCTTTCGATGGGTGTTGAGACATACACATGGCAAACAGCCAAAGATGAACGTGTGAGGCCAGATCATCAACATAAACAGGGCAAGACATTCAGATGGGATTCACCGCCAGAAGGGGGGCATCCCGGTCAGCCTATCCGATGTCGTTGCACGGCATTGCCTAACTATGAGGATATTTTGATTGATTAATTTAATTACTTTATGAGATTTTAATAACTTGGTAATTAAATTTTATTTAATCATTTTATTAAGGTGGGGTAATGGAAATTAAAAATGAAATTTTAAAAGATTACGAAGATTACTGTCATAAAAAATTAGTTAGTGAGTTTGGTAATTATAAGGCTGGAACAAATGGATCAATTCATTTATATCAACGTTATAAGTACAGAATTATTAACGCTCAACCGAGAGAGGTGATTGAACCTCAAAATTTAGTCATACCTGCTGAACATTTAGGTGCTTATCAAAAAATTATTTTAGATATAGAAAAAGGAAACTCTTTAAATAAATATCAAAGCAGAAACCTTAAAAAGCTAGATTATAATGATGATATGTTATCTCATTGGAGAATCCAGCATTTTCATTTAGGTAATGTTGTGGAAAGTGATGGGTATATGGAAAGAACGTCAGATTTATTGTTTATCCACTTTTCTAACTCTCAAGCACACATTATTGGTATTTTCTCACATGGCGATTGGTGCGATTTAGATATCATCGAAACTATTCATGAAAATTGGCCTAATCTACTAATTAGTTTTAAGTCTGAATCGACTAGCGAACCATTGACAGAAGAGCAATATAAAATTTTAAGACGTAAAGGCTACAACACAACAGTTAGAGTAAAGGATGGTACAGAATATCACCCACCAGGTTTTGGTGTTGTTGCTAATGGATCGCCTGTAGAAGCCATAACGAATGTTCAGAGGATTTTAATTACATTTGAGAACTCATTTGATGCAATTTCTACGAATATTGATCAAATATTAGAGGCTGACCCTCAAAAAAGAACAACTGAAATAGCAACTATCGGTTTGGAGATGGATGAGGCTAATCAAAGATTTGTTTATATAATTAAGGAAACAGGCCATAGATTTACCTTAGATTACGAATAAAGAAATTTTTCATCACAGGAAATTAAATCTGATATTTCAAACCCACCACTCGGTGGGTTTTTTATTGAGCGCAATTTATGAAAAACATTTACCGCTTCAAGGTAGGTGACTTTGCGCCAAGCGAATCGACACGCTCATTTACCAAAGAGGGGTATCTGAAATGCGTCAATGTTCGCTTAGCTAAAGCGCCTCAAGTACGTCAGTACTATGCGTATGAGTTTCCATCACTGGAAGGTTATACCGCTGATCAAGTCATTAATGTCTACACGCCTGCAGAAGAGCTTTTCAAGCCTGAGGCTATTCAAAGCTTCAATGGTGTAGACGCTACAGACTATCACCCGCCTAAGAATGAAATTAACGCATCTAACTGGAAGGATTATCACATTGGCTATTGTGAGAACGTTCGACAGGAAGGCGATTATCTGGTGGGTGATTTGCTCATTAAAGACAAGATCAGCATTGATCTGATCCAAAGCAACGAGCGGCTAGAAATGTCGCTTGGCTATGGAGCCTTATTAATCGTTGAGCAGGGTACTGCGCCAGATGGCACGCCGTATCAAGCCAAATTTATCAATTTTATTGGCAATCACGTAGCACTCGTTAAATATGGCCGTTGTGGTGGTGATTGCCGCATCGGTGACAAACAGCAAACTCCACCAAAGGGGAAAACAATGGAAGTAATTGTAAACGGTATCCGCTTTAACATCGGCGATAACACGCCCTTAGCAGATGCATTAAAGCAGCAACAAGAGCAGCTTGAAAACATGAAGGCTGCAAAACTTAAAGTGGGTGATAAGCAATTTTCAATCGGTGATGAACTAGGTGCCATTCAAGCGGTTGTAGATCAGTTACATGCCGAAAAAACAGCTCTGGAGCAAAAAGTAGGTGATCTGGAAAAGAACCAAATGACGCCTGAAAAGCTTGAGCAAGCTGCGGCTGAACGTGCTGCTGTGATTGCGGATGCTAAAGCATTGGTACCAACAGTTAAAACAGAAGGCTGCACATGCGAGCAAATCAAGCGTGATGTAATTGCTGCTAAAGCGGGTGATGCATTAGTAACAGCTTTGATGGGTAACGTGTCGGTAGGCGATGCAAAGCCTGAGCAGATCGATACAACTTTCCGTGCACTCTGTGCTGTGAAGGGTACTCAACCTTCTAACCCTGTAGGTGATGCACTTCACCAGCAACAAAGTGTTAAAGCTGGCGATGGTAAACCAGTAGATGGGGAGCCTAAAACCAACAACAAAAAAGAAGCTTGGAAACAAAGTTTCTAATTAACTGGAGAACTTCAAATGTCTTTAACCCCTCAAGCTATTCCGGGTATGCGTGCTCGCCTGCACATGCCCGAAGAAATTTTATCTTTGCCAGTTGCTGGTACTGGCGTAGTTAGTGACGGCGAAGTGGTGGTCCAATCTGCTGACGGGAAAACCGTAAGCGCAGTAACTGGGGCAACCAATACAAAGTTTGGTGTAGTGGTTTTTCAGCACGTGGGTAAATCTGGAAAAAATGCCTTAGGTAAAGAAGCCTATCAAGCTAAGGACTGTGCACCTGTAATGCAAATCGGTTCTATCTGGGTGAAGCCTTCAGCACCAGTGATCGATATCAATGCGAAGGTATATGTACGTACTGCGAACCCTACTGCCCAAGCGCCACTTGGTTCACTTTCTTCTGCAGCATTAGATTCTACGGAACTTCCTAATGCCTCTTGGGAAACCATCACTGGTCCTGATGGATTAGCTATTCTTCGTTTACGTGGAGCATAATCAATGTCAAAAAAATTAGAACAAATGAAAATCCGTCTATCAGCAGTTGCACATGGGGTGCAAATCGCTGTAGGAGATGCCTTTAATTTAGATAACTTTGCCAAGTTATTATTAAAGCTTGAATCAATTGATGAAATGACACCGCAACTTGCTGAAGCTCAAGCATATGCCAAGTATTTACCAATTGAAGGTTTGGAAGGTGCTGTCATTGGTTCAGCAAGTGTCTTGCAACGTAAGAGAGGTGTAGGACGTGGTAAGCGCTTCTCAGGTCAAGGTAATGACGTGCCATTAGCAGAGGTTGTTTACGATGAAGTAAAACTCACTGTACAGCCTGGTGTTATTGGTTATGAAATCAGTATTTTTGATGCTGCAGCTGCCTTAAAAGCAGGTATTCAGTTAACGACTGACAAAGTTGCAGCAGCTCGATTGGCCTATGAAAACCATATGAGTGATGTCGCTTGGTTTGGCGAGCCTGAAACTGGTTTGCTAGGCTTCTATAATCAAACAGGTGTTGAGGTGATTACTTCTACAGTAGATTATGCGACTGCTACAGTAGAGGTCATTCTTGCCGATATCAATAAGGCAATTAAAGGTGCTTCTAATGCCTCTAAGTTCGATGGCAGTATTCAACCAGATACTTTCGTGATGCCTGAGAATAAGTTCACTATTCTAGCAAGCCGTATCGTTCCCGATTCAGCAGGGAAAACCTTCCTTGAATATATTAAGGAAAAGAACACCTTTGCAATGCAAGGTAAAACTCTGACATTCACTTCAGAAAGTATGCTTGAGGGTAAAGGTGAAGGTGGTACTGACCGTAGCATTATTTACCGCCGTGATCCGAGCTGTATTACTTTCCGTTGTAATGAACTGGAATTCTTGGCAGCTCAACCTATCAATTATGTGATGCGTACACCGGGACACTATATGTATGAAGGTGTCTATTTAAAACGTGTCGATTCTCTCCGCTACTATGATGTTGAATAAGGATAACTAAACATGCCAAAAATTACTTATAGCGGCTCTCAGGCCGCTTTTTCTTTTGATGGAATTCAGGTCGGTCAGGGCCAAACAGTACAAGTTAGTGCTTCGGATCTCACACGTATATCTAAAGGTAAGGCATTTAAATCACTCGTTGAAAAAGGTGAACTTGAAGTTCAGGAAATCCCAAATGATGAGCCAAAAGCAGCAGGGAAAACTGGTGGTCGTGGTGGCAAAGGTGGCAAACAAAACGATGCAGCAGGTGAGCAACAAAAGGCCACTGATGAAGATGCTTTGGCCGCCGTGAAGGCTGAATTAACAGAGCTTGAAGTAACGTTCAGTGATGATGAAACACTTGAGCAGCTACAAGCTAAGTTAGCTCAGGCTAAGGAATAAGGTAGACATATGGACGTACAAACGTTTCGCCAGAAATTCTCGACTGATACGGCTTTAGTTAATTTGCCTGATGCAAAGATTCAGGATGCATTAGAAGAAGCAGATCTGGTCGTATCTCAAATTGAGTTTGGCGCATTAAAGGAGCGTGCTGTAGGTCTGTATGCAGCCCATATCCTTAAAGTAGGTGCCTCAAGCGGCAATGGTGCTGCTTTTGGTACCGCCTCAAGCATGACAATTGCGGGCCAAAGTGTGAGTTATTCACGTTCATCGAAAGAAGCTTTCTATGATCTCAGCATGTATGGCCAGCGCTATCTTGCGTTAAAAAATTCCATTCCAATTGATGATGAAGGCACAAACCCTAACCGTTTGGGTGTGGGTGCCTTTGTTGTATAGGAGAATCCCATGCCTTTTAAATATCAGGCACCAGAAGGTTATAAACCAACCAAACTCGTTATTGCCGGGCAAAACCTAGATATCAAAAACGGCGTTTTAGAATCTGATAATGACATTATCCATATTTTAAAGCCCTTAGGTTTTGAGCGTTATGTTGAAGTGGTTGAGCCAAAGAAATCTGCAGCATCTGCTAAAGAGGAATTAAGCTATGAGCGATTATCGTGTTGATACTCAGGTCAACTTTGATGAGATGAATAATCGCGTTAGGTTTGAAATAAGACGCACGGTTAACGCTCTTACTTTGCGCTTACAGCGGATTGTTCAGGAAGACATGTTAAGTGGCCAACGACTCAAAGTTCAGTCTTGCCGTTTGCGTGGATCCGTTTCATCAAAGGTGGATGAGGATAAGGATTTCATAGAGGGAACCGTAGGCGCTGGTGGTGCTTTGGTCCCATATGCACCTGCACATGAATTTGGTCTAAATGGAGCTTTGGGTGTTAAAGCACACCTTAGGACGATTAAACAGGCTTTTGGCCGACCTATTTCACCTGTTCAGGTCAATATTAAGGCCCATTCTAGGAATGTTCGGTTTAGAGAATTGCGGTTCATGCGTGATTCACTGGATATCGTGGCCAAGATTGTGCCGAAAAATATTGATGCAGCAATTGAGCGAGGTATAGCAGGTGGATAGCGAAGCAATCTATCAGGCGTTGTTTGAAAGGTTAAGCGCAAGGGTAGAAGGATTGATTACGGTAAGTCGCCGTTTACGTCATTTTAACCATGTAACACCAGAACAGCGTCCAGCCATGTTTATTACACAAGGCAATCAGCAAGAAGTCCCGGTACATGGTTTAGATTCAAAAGTTGAACTAGCTGCTGAGGTTTATCTCTATATTCATGAATCGGACACTACAAAGCCACCATCATCGCAGATGAATATATTCATCGATCGTATACGTGAAGCTATTCAGCCAGACCATCCGGATTTCAGTGAATATCAAACCTTAGGTGGTTTGGTAGAGCATTGCTGGATTGAAGGCACAATAGAAGTGTATGAAGCAGTAGAAAACATGCTGGATGATCAGGCGATTGCAATTATCCCTATCCGGATCCTCACAACCAATTAACAAAATATTCATTATATGACCGCCTCGATGGCGGTTTTGTCATTTTAGAGAGGTCAAAATAAATGGCTCAATATTTATTTGGTGCCGGCAAGATCTTTGCTACACCGATTCAAGATGTATACGGGCAACCGATTATTAATCCCACACCAGTAGAAGTGGGGGTGATGCAATCCGTTGGTGTGGATATTAGCTATGACTTAAAAGAGCTTTTCGGTCGTGGTCAATTCGCCGTTGATGCAGCACGCGGTAAAGGTACCATTAAATGTAAAGCTTCATTCGGGCGTATTAACGGTGCATTGTTAAATTCCA